TAAGTTTATTTACGGAATTAGAGATATTATCTTGTGTTGTTTTAACATCTCCTAAAGAATCGTATTTTTTCTCTAATCCTTCTGTTTTAATATCTACAACAAATTTTTTATCATCTATAGAAATAGTATTTATTTCTTTGGCTTTTGAATCTTGTTGTTGAAAAAATGATTTTTGCTTACTATTTGATACACCATTAGAACCATTGAATCGGCCTAATAAATAGCCAATAAAAAATGAATTAATTATTAATATAAGGACTATTAGTAATATAATATTATTATTTAGCATTATTCAACCACTTTATATAATTATTTTTAGAATATCCTTTAATTTGTGTTACTTGTTCATTATTAATGATGATTCTGGAGTCTGGAATTATTTTTATATTAAAATTTTTCTTTAGTTTTGGATCCTTATCAATATCAAGATAGCAAATAATGTATGGATCAATGTCTGGACTTAACTTAAAAGATAATATATCTTTTTTTAATAATTCACAATATACACATTCTGGTGATCCAAAAATTATAAGTATAGGTTGATTAGTTCTGATAGATAATTGTTTTGCTTCGTCTATAGATTCTAAAATAAAATTATCATTTCCAGAAGCTATTGTTAGTAATGTGCTGAGAAGAATAAAAGTTAAATAAATTATTTTTTCCATAAGTTATCTATAATCCTACCTTTCTGTGTCCGATGAACAAAACCTTTGCGTACAAGATATGGCTCAATACTATTTTCAATAGTTTCTATGGCTATGCCAGTTAGAGAACTAATAGACTTTAACCCTAGCGGATTTCCTTTATTGTCTGTCAAAATATCTAAGTACATTCTATCATACACATCTAATCCATATTCATCAATCCCCTGTAGATTGAAGATTTCATCAATACTAGCGTTGTCGCTATGGCACATTTTATAATTTTTATACCACTGCAATCTTCCATTTAGAATTCTTGGTGTTCCTTTGCTTCTTTTAGCAATTTCCAAGAGGTCTGAATCTGATATGACTAATCCTAGATCATCAGAATTCAATCCTGCTAGTTTGGCTAGTTCATCATCAGCATAGAAAGACAAGTGTTCTTTAATTTGAAAACGATCATAAAATGGTTGACTAAGACTACCACCACTCGTAGTTGCACCAACAAGAGTAAATGCTGGAATTTCTATTTCTTCTGGTTCTTTTTCAAGAACAATATTGATTTTGAAATCTTCCATTACTGGATACAAGAATTCTTCAACTAATTTAGGCAAACGATGGATTTCATCAATAAAGAACACTGATCTTTTTGTCATTCTCATCAAATATGGTAAAACACTTTTGACGCTTCTTAAATTAGCAGCGTTTGCGGTATAAAGATTTACGTCCATCTCAGTGGCTATAGCACCCGCTATGGTCGTTTTACCAAGGCCAGGAGGCCCGTCAATTAAAACATGGGGTAGGACGCTACCACTTTTTTTACAGCCCAGTGTAGAGATTTTGAGCCGACTTACCACATTGGATTGTCCAATAATTTTATCAAAAGATGTTGGCCGTTTAATTGTTGACATTTAGTTCTCCCAAATTTTGTAATATATACTTAATTAATGATCCTGCTTCACCTGTAGGATTTCTCTCAAATGCTTTATCAGTTAAGATTAAAGACTCGTCTTTAGTGAAGCCATATCCACATAAAAGTTTAACACACTTTGCTTGTAAGTCAACGCGAATCTTAGGCTTATGCACAATCTCAATTTGTTTGGTGGGCTTTTCTTGTGTCTTTTGTTTAGGTGGAGCATAAAGAATCTTAATCTTAGAGATTAATTTTACTCTTAAAACACATCCACAATCACAAACTATCTTAAAATCTTTAGTTTGTGTTTCTTTTAATGTCAGCCAGTGGTCGTAATTACATTTAGAATTAGTGCATCTATATTTAAAATGAATATCTAAATCAATCGGTTTCAGGTTTTTCTTTTTCGTTTTCATCATTTTTTATCCAAAATATAAAATCATTTGATTCATTGTCAAAAGCTGTTTCTAATAATCCTTTATCAACTAAACCTGTAATTATATTACTAACCATTCTATCATTTAGACGATGCACAATATCTGCAAAAATATTATCATTAATGGTATATCTAATTTCTTTGGTTTTTCTGTTTTTTTGTTTTTTAACTAGTTCTTTTACTATTACCAGAGATTCTTGATGAGACAATACTTTGTCAAATTCTTCTTGTTCATTCTCTACCACATCGTCTATTAAGATATCCAAATTGTCTGGATTATTCCAGACTCCAAAATTATTGTAGACTATGGCCCTAGCCTTGTCTGTAAAATTATCTAAATCGGGAACAACATACCATTTTTCGCTCATTATTACTTCTAATTGAGAATATCAAATAGTCCTTTATAATACTTGGGTTGATTAATAAAATGAACAGCATGAGACTGTAGGTGTGCTTTATATGCTGAGTTTATAGGATCAGCAACCCAATATTTTGTTTTCCAAATTGGTTCGTTAGCATAATTGGATCCCAAATACTGGAGTTTATCTTTGCCTCCAGTATTGGGATTCCAACTATTCACAGGAAACACGATCATCTTGTCGGTATCAAAATCTTTACCAAAAATATCATTTATCATTTTGCTTATCCATTCCGACAACGGAGAGTTTTCGTTTACATCAAACTTAAAGTAAAACTTATACGGATCATACTGATCACTATAATCATTATTGTAGTAATCATCATCGTATTCGTCATCTTCGTCATCGTATGGATCGTTCATCAATACTCCTTTTAAAAAGTGGGAGGGAATCGAACCCTCTCAAATAGCGTGTGTATCGTTCGATACCAGAGGCTATTATCTTAGTCTCCAGACTCCACTAATTCTTTTAATCAACCAGGGTACGAATTGTCGTAATCGTCCTCATCCCCATAATCCTCATCTTCATCTTCGTCATCAAACTGATCCCAGTAATCATCATTGATATCATACTCTTCATCCTCATCATCATAACCAGCATACTCATCCTCTGAGAATGTTGCCGAATACAATGGCTTGAGAAGTTCTCCTTGATATTCACCAACCACAAGATATTCGCATGTGCGAAGTTTCTCACAGTTACAATCACTAGGAACACTCACAACGTCCTTGGGATTAATCTTGACGATCACAATCTTGTCGCCGCTCTCAAGACTACCATAACCAGCAACATAATTCAATGCACCAGCATGAAGTCCATCAGAACAACCTCGACTACGATCATCATCAACCTTTGCTCTGGTCATCTTGCAGATGTTACCAACGCTGTTGTCAAATGCTCCACGATACTTATCCTTAAAGTCACTCCTGACTGCCTTATAAGCAAGGAAACAACCATCCTCAGTAATAGGCAGATGCTCATGCTCAAGGAAATCATACAGTTCCTTTTGACTCTGCATACTAGGATTATCCATAAGATTATTCAGGAAATTAACTAGGGGCTGAAAAGGCAGACCCTTGCTCATAAACTCAAGGATACGCTTACTGATACTACCGTGAACAGCCTCGCCCTCATAAAGAACTTGGCCGTTCTTAATCTCCACAAGACCATCACTAAAAGTAGCAACAGCCTTTTCCACATCCACAATCTCCAAGAGTTCATCAGCGTTTGCAGTTGGCAAAGCCTCAAGAATCATCTTGTAATTAATATGATCCGGCAAAACCTGATACGTCCTGTTATTAAGAACAAGCGTAAGATTACCATCAACCCACATAAAAGGAACACTCATTTTATTTCTCCTGTTTTCCTGTGAAATCAACCAATAATTTGACCGAACTGAACCTTCAACATATTAACATCACTAATCGTAGTAGACCAACCATTGTTGTCACGATGGTAGTAACCTCTGTTAGCATCATTTTGCTTGAGAGGATTAATGTTTTTCAATTCTCTCAAATCACCACTAACCGGAGTGACACACATAATATACTTGAACATCGGATTGCTGTCAAGTTCCACTTTAATCGTTTTTCTAAGATCGGCGATCTTTGGAGCAACATACCCATTGTCAGAATCTGCCTTCTTAAAAATTTTCTTGTATTGTGAAACCTTGTCGTTTTCATAGATACTATCAACGATACGATTGATCTGATTATAGATAACATTAGCATCTTTAATCTTGGCACTATCAAGACCATTGATTCCAAAATCGCTCAATA